TTACCTCGGGTAAAGTCTGGGCACCGGACACGCGCTGGGCACGCGAAGTGATTGAAGAAGTTGCGGCTTTCCCTGTGGGAGAGAACGACGACTATGTGGATACGACCACGCAAGCGCTTTTAAGGTACAGACAGGGCGGGTTCATCAGTTTGGACACTGATGAGAAGGAAGACCGCTTCTTTCAGCGCCGCAAAGCGGCGTACTACTGAGGAAAATAATGGCTACCAACATCGACAAAGCTCTGTATCCCGCCCCGCAGGGGCTTGACGCTCTTGCAGAAGGCGAAGCGCCCATTGAGATCGAGATTGTCGATCCCGAAGAGGTCAACATTGGTGTTGATGGGCTGGAGATCAGTCTGACCAAGGAAGAGCCGGGACAAGGCGAGTTCGATGAAAACTTGGCTGACGTACTCAGCCAAGGGGAAATTCAGGAGATTGTCTCCCAGCTTTCTTCCGACATCGACAACGACAAGGCCAGCCGCAAGGAGTGGGAGAAGACCTACACCGAGGGTCTGAAGCTGCTGGGTCTGCAGATGGAGGACCGCACGGAGCCGTGGGATGGCGCGTGTGGTGTGTTCCACCCGATGATCACGGAAGCAGTTGTGCGCTTCCAAGCAGAGACCATCACGGAGACCTTCCCGGCGCAGGGTCCGGTACGCACCAAGATCATCGGCAAGGAAACTGTTGAGGTCAAAGACGCCGCCATCCGCGTCAAGGACGACATGAACTTCGAGTTGACCGAGGTCATGAAAGAGTTCCGTCCCGAGCATGAGCGCATGCTGTGGAGCCTCCCGGCAACGGGTTCTGCCTTCAAGAAGGTCTATTTCGACCCGGGCCTTGGCCGTCAGGTGTCGATGTTTGTGCCTGCCGAAGACGTGCTCCTTCCCTACGGTACCACCGACCTGGACACTTGCCACCGCGTCACGCACCTGATGCGCAAGACCAAAGACGACATCGTGCGTCTGCAAGAGGCTGGGTTTTACTGTGACGTTGACTTGGGGGAACCCGCCAAGAACAAAGACGACATCCAGCAAGCCAAGGACAAAGAGACTGGCTTCTCGGATATCAACGACGACCGGTTCGCGCTGGCTGAGAGCCATGTGAGTCTGGTGATCAAGGGCGACAGTTATCGTCCTGATGACTCGGAGATTGCACTTCCCTACGTCATAACCTTTATTAAAGGTACTGACACTGTTCTTGCCATCCGCAGGAACTGGAAAGAGGACGACGACTACCACCAAAAGCGGCAGCACTTCGTTCACTACCAGTACATCCCCGGCTTCGGCGCTTATGGCTTTGGCCTGTTCCACCTGATCGGTGGCTTTGCGAAGTCTGCGACTTCCTTGATGCGCCAACTGGTGGACGCTGGTACGCTGAGCAACCTGCCGGGCGGCCTGAAGAGCCGAGGACTGAGGATTAAGGGAGATGATACCCCCATCGCCCCGGGCGAGTTCCGGGATGTTGATATTGGCAGCGGCAACATTCGGGACAACATCCTGCCGCTTCCCTATAAGGAGCCGTCCAACGTCCTGTACCAACTGCTAGGCACCATCGTCGATGAGGGCCGTCGGTTTGCAGCGACTGCGGATATGAAGGTCTCCGACATGAGCGCGCAAGCGCCTGTGGGAACCACGCTAGCGCTGCTAGAAAGACAATTAAAGGTACTTACCGCCGTCCAGGCACGCGTCCACTACGCGCTGAAACAAGAGCTTGGGCTGCTCAAAGGCCTGATCCGTGACTACACGGACGTGGACTACGAGTACACCCCGGAGTACGGTACCAAGCGCGCCAAGCAGTCGGACTACGACTTGGTGGATGTGATCCCGGTCTCGGACCCCAACGCGTCCACGATGTCCCAACGGGTCGTCCAGTACCAAGCCGTCATTCAAATGGCGCAGATGGCACCGGACATCTATGACCTACCCCAACTTCACCGCTCCATGCTAGAAGTCCTCGGGGTCAAAAACGCCGAGAAGCTCGTGCCCCTGCCGGATGACATGAAGCCGACCGACCCCGTGTCGGAGAACATGGCGATACTGCGCGGCAAGCCGGTCAAGGCGTTCCTGTACCAAGACCATCAGGCGCACATTCAGGTGCACATGTCGGCGATGCAAGACCCCATGCTCATGCAGCTTATGGGGCAGAACCCCAAGGCGCAAATGATGATGGCTGCCATGCAGGCGCACATTGCTGACCACACGGCGTTCCTGTACCGCCAGAAGGTCGAGCAGCAACTGGGCTTTGCCCTGCCGCCGGAAGAGGACAAGCTGCCGCCGCAGATCGAGACCGCGATGTCTACCATGATGGCAAAGGCTGCCCAGCAGGTTCTACAGCAAAACCAAGCGATGGCGGCGCAGCAGCAAGCCCAACAGCAGGCGCAAGACCCGGTGCTGCAGATGCAACAGCAAGAGCTTCAGATTCGCGCCCAAGAGGTGGCTATCAAGGACAAGAAAGTTCAGGCCGATGCTGCGGCTAGAGCCGATGAGCTTGCTCTGAAAGAGAAACAGCTTCAGATTGACGCCGCGTTCAAGGCGGACAAGCTTGAAGCGGAACAGGAACGTGACGGTGTTCGCATGGGCATCGACATCGCAAGAAGTAGGCAGCAGTCCCGCGCCAAGGCGCAACAACCCCGGAGGTAAGTCCAACAAATGATCGATGAATTCGCACGCGTACTGCGCGAGAAGATACGCAACGACATGAACAACTATGCCGATGACTTGGCGGGTGGGCAATGTCGCTCTTTTGACGAATACCAAAAACTCTGTGGTGTCATTCAAGGTCTAGCCATCGCAGAGCGTCATCTCCTCGACCTTGCAGAGAAAGTAGAGAACGCCGATGAGTGAAGCCGGTCTTATCCTGCCCCCGGGCATTAGCTTGCCCCCTCACATCCAGCCCGTTGATGCGCCTGAAGAGAGCGCAGATGACGAGACCAAGGCTGGCGCACTGCCAATCCCCACAGGTTGGAAACTTCTGTGCATCGTCCCGGATGTCGATAAAAAGATTGCCGGTACGTCGCTGGATTTAGTGCGTGACCCCACAACCCTGCGCCAAGAAGAACACGCCACAACCGTGCTCTTTGTGCTGCGTATGGGGCCTGACGCGTACAAAGACACTGCCAAATTTCCCGGCGGCGCTTGGTGCAAGGAAGGTGACTTTGTGCTTGTCCGTACCTATTCTGGTACGCGGTTCAAGATTTTCGGTAAGGAGTTTCGTCTGATCAACGACGATCAGGTCGAGGCTGTTGTGCAAGACCCTCGCGGCGTCACCCGCGCATGAAGGAGTAAAGATGGAAAAGGAAGAGTTCAAGTTCCCCGACGAGATCGAGGACAAGAGCCCACAAGCTGAAACCAGCGAGACTGAAGTCGAGATCGAGATCGTCGATGACACCCCTCCGCAAGACCGTGGCCGCAAGCCGCTGGAGCGCGAGGTATCCGATCCGACGGAAGAAGAAATTGAGTCTTACTCCGATAAGGTGAAAAGCCGCATCAAGGAACTGACTCACGCACGCCACGACGAACGCCGCAAGGCCGAAGCACTGGCCCGTGAACGTCAGGAACTGGAGCGTCTTGCACAGCAGCTTATTGAGGAAAACAAGAACCTCAAGCAGCGCTATAACGCTGGTCAGGAAGTCTTTGCCACGACTGCCAAGGAAAAGGCGGAGTCTGACCTTGATATTGCTCGCCGTGAACTGAAGCAAGCCCACGAGGCTTTCGACACGGACGCGATTGTTGCAGCGCAAGAAAAATTGGCCGAGGCCAAGATGCGCGCAGAGGCGGCAAAAAACTTTAAGCCTGCCCCTTTACAAGAGACAGAATATGCGTTAAAAACTACACAAAATTCGCAAGAAGCCGCCAAACCTGACGAAAAATCCCTGCGCTGGCAGGCAAGAAACCAGTGGTTCGGGCAGGACGGCTTCGAGGAATACACCAGCTACGCACTAGGGCTGCATCAAAAACTAGTCTCGGGTGGCATCGACCCCCGCTCTGATGATTACTACGACCAGATTGACGGTCGCATGAAGTCGAAGTTTCCGGAGTTGTTCGGGAATGAAGACAGGCCAAGGTCCGGTGAGGTTCAAAAGAAACCTACAACGGTTGTCGCCCCGGCAGCACGCAGTGCGTCCGCAGGAAAAATCCGTTTGACAGCAACCCAAGTGGCGCTGGCTAAGAAATTTAACCTAACGCCGCAGCAGTATGCTGCCCAAGTAGCTAAACTGGAGAACCAAAATGGCTGAAACCCGTACCCCTCGTGATCTCGTGTCACGCGAAAAATCTTCTCGTTCAGTGTATGTTCCCCCGAGCGCACTGCCTGATCCGACCCCCGAGCCGGGTTATGTCTACCACTGGGTTGCTACGCATGTCCTTGGTCAGGCTGATCCGACAAACGTGTCCAAAAAGATGCGTGATAACTGGGTGCCGGTAAAGGCTGAAGACCATCCGGAACTGATGTTGCTAGGTAATCCGACGACAGGTAACGTGGAAATT